ACGCAGCTTCCTCTTGGCGGATCGCAGTTCATGAAGATGTGGTACGACGAGGACAAAAAGCGCCCCTGCGCTGAGTTTGTGCCTATCGACAACATCATCCTGCCGTTTTCCGCGGCCAACTTCTACACCTCGCAGCGTGTAACCGAGCGGCAAGACATCACTCAGTGGGAGTTTGACCGCCGCATCCAGCGCGGGCTATACATTGATACCGACTATGTTCGCGCCTCAATGGAGCCGGAAGAGAGCAAGGCCGAAAAAGCGAACGACAAAATTGAAGGCCGCAAGGACGATGCCGAAAACATCGACGGAAGCCGCACGGTCTACCACATCTACACTTGGCTAGAGATTGAAGGCGACTCCCGCTCCGAGGGAAAGATGGCCCCCTACATCCTGATGATCGACAACCTTGAGCACAAGGTGCTGGGGTTGTATCGCAACTGGGAAGAGGGCGACGAGACGATGACCAAACTCGACTGGATTGTCGAGTTCAAGTTCATTCCGTGGCGTGGCGCCTATGCTGTTGGGCTCCCTCATCTTATTGGTGGGCTTGCGGCCGGTTTAACGGGCTCTTTGCGGGCTTTGTTGGACTCGGCGCACATCAATAACGCCGCCACGATGCTCAAGCTCAAGGGTGCCAAGATCAGCGGCCAAAGCCAGCAGGTTGAGGTCACCCAAGTTGCCGAGATTGAGGGCGCTCCGGGCGTTGACGACATCCGCAAGATTGCGATGCCGATGCCTTTTAATCCGCCGTCCGCAGTGCTGTTCCAACTCATGGGGTATTTGGATCAAGCGGCCAAGGGCGTAGTAACAACCGCCGAGGAGAAAATTGCTGACATCACCAGCAACGCTCCAGTCGGAACCACTCAAGCGCTGATCGAGCAGGGCGCGGCTGTGTTTGCCGCCATCCATTCCCGGCTGCATGACGCTCAGGGTCGCATCCTCAAAATTCTTGGCCGGATTAACCGCTGGTATTTGGATGAGCAGCGCAAGGGCGAAATTGTTGCCGACCTAGACATCCGCAAGGAAGACTTCAAGCGCAACACGGATGTTATTCCGGTGTCTGACCCGGCGATCTTCTCTGAGACCCAGCGCATGGCCCAGATGCAGGCCGTGATGCAGTTGATGAAGGAAAATCCTGACCTGTTTGAGCGCAAGGCCGTGATCGAGCGGTTCCTGAAGCAGATTAAGGTGCCGGAGATTAACGAGTTGATGAAGGGCGTGCCTGACCCTGAGAAGCGCGATGCCGCCAACGAGAATGTGGCGATGGCTCTTGGACAGGCCGCGTATGCCTACATTGAGCAAGATCACCTAGCTCACCTACAAAGCCATTTGGACTTTGCCAAGAACCCGGTGTTCGGCGCCAATCCAATGATTGCTCCTGCGTTCATTCCTAACTCCATCGAACATATCAAGCAGCACCTGACGCTGTGGTATCTCAACCGGATGAACGGCTATGTGAACACCGCGGCTAAGGGCCGGATCACTGACTATGATGATCCTGCTGTAACTCCGCAGGTGGACAAACTTTTTGCCGCCGCGTCTCAGCACTTGCAACTTGACAGCGAGAGCGTGTTCAAGAAGATTTTGCCGATCACACAGGCAATGTCGCAGGAGATGCAGAAGTACAAGCCGCAACCGCAGATGACGCCCGAGGCTCTTGTGCTGGAGAAGACCAGCATGGCAGAGACGGAGCGCCGCGCAGCGCGGGATCAGGCAGACATCGAGCTTCAAAGGAAGAAGCAAGAGGAGGAATATGCGCTCAAGGTGGAGGATTTGCAGTTGCGCTTGGCTATTGCCGAGGGCGACAACGAAACCCGCGAGCGTATAGAAGCGGCTCGGCTCAACCGCGATGCGGCCAAGCTGAGATTGGAAGAAGGCAAGTCAATCATGACAGGAGGTAACTATGGCTACCAGTAACCCGTACCACAACGAAGCCGTGCCCATGCACAAGCGAATCGCCGCTGGCGAGAACCTTGATGGCACATCCCTCAAATCCAATGGCGGTCAGCAAAAAGCTCCTGCCAAACCCCAAGGAGGTCTTGCCCAAGCGAAGAAAAAGTAATGGGACACATAGCAGACCTCATCGCTGGTATCAAGGCCTCACAGGGTGACATTGCCCTTTCCTTGGCGCGTGGAAATGCGTCTACATGGGAGGCGTATCAGCGTATGGCTGGTCAATATCAGGGGCTTGAACAAGCTCTTGAGATTCTCAACAACATTTTGAAAGAACCTGATGAAGATGAATGAGCCGGAAGTGGTGAATGCCGCTGAACTTGCTTGGGCTTTTCCGAGCGTCGAACCCGGTGCTAAACCTCTTGGTGGTCGTATTCTGGTGCAATTGCGCCGCACAAAGAAAAAAACGACCAGCGCTGGGATTATTTTGGTTGAGGAAACCAAAGAAACCGAAAAGTGGAACAACATGGTGGCAAAAGTCATCGAGATTGGCCCGCTTGCTTTCAAACACCGGGAAACTATGCTGCCGTGGCCGGAAGGCTCTTGGTGCGTGGCTGGTGATTACATCCGCGTCCCGAAATGGGGCGGTGATCGGTGGGAAGTTAAGGTTCCCGGCGAGGATTCTCTGGAAGACCCGGCATTGTTTATGGTGCTCAATGACCATGAAATCATTGCTAAGGTAACCGGCGATCCTCTCGCAATGCGAGCATTTATTTGAGGTGACATATGTCTAGTGAAAATCAAACTGAAGAAAAGATTTTGGTCAAAGAAGAGCAAGACGGCTCTGTAACTGTTGACCTTCCGGACAACATTCCGAGTCCAGATAACGACGAGGATGCCGGTGAGCCGATGTCCGCAGGTGGTGCCGCGGACGAAGACGATCAAGACCGCGACGATGACACCGAGGCTATCCGGGCCGCTCGGCGCAACCGCCGTAAGGCCAAAAAAGAGTACATCAAGAAGACCAACGAGGAGAAGGATCAACGCCTGCAAATGCTCCAGCGTCAGAATCAGGAGCTAATGGAGCGCCTCTCCAATGTGGAGCGCAAGACCCATTCGGCTGATCTGGCCCGGTTGGACAAGGCTATTGAGGACAAAGAACTGCGGTTGCAATACGCCCGCATGAAGATGTCCGAGGCCACCTCTGCTGGCGATGGCGAGGCTTTCGCCAAGGCCCAAGAGATGTGGTACGAGACCCGGCGCGAAGTCGAGTCAATGAAGTCGTTGAAAGATAACGCTGTGCGCTCGGCCAATGTGCAAAGCCCAGCAAACAGCGCCGAGTTGCAACGGCAGGCGGCCATTTGGATGGATCGTAACGATTGGTTCCGCCCTGAAGGTGGCGACGAAGATTCTGAAATTGCCAAAATAATCGACCAGAAACTTGTTAAAGAAGGCTGGAATCCGGCAACAGAAGATTATTGGGAAGAGTTAGATAAACGCTTGCAAAAGCGGCTTCCCCACCGTTACACTGATAGCCATGAAGAAGGAAACGGTCGTTCGTTTCGTAGACCAAGGAGTATTGTGACAAGCTCTGGACGCGAAGGCACAAGCGCTGGTGGATCACGGAATTCTTTCGTGCTTGCACCGGAGCAAGTTCGTGCAATGAAAGATGCGGGTTTGTGGGATAACCCCCAGACCCGAAATCGCATGATCAAGCGATACGCAGAACAGGCCCGTCAACAAAATTCTGGTTATAGGAGCTAACAATGGCTGAATCCCGACTCAAAAAATCTCTTTCTGCTGGTGGCCGCGAGGATAGGTCTTCACAAGACCAGAGCCGTCGTCCCCCGGAAGAACAGTTCATGTCAGCGCAGGAACGCCTCAAGGCGTGGAGCGATGAGTGGACGCAATCGGCCCTGCCGAAACTGTCACCAGAGGCGATCCCCGGATGGCACCTGTGCTGGCTCTCCACCACCAATAGTTACGACAGCATCGACAAGAGAATGCGTCTTGGGTATGTGCCTGTGAAAGCAGACGAGCTACCCGGGTATGAAAGTTTCCGCGTCAAGTCTGGCGAGCATATTGGCTACATCTCTTGCAACGAGATGCTTCTGTTCAAGTTGCCCATGGATGTTTACCAAGCAGTCATGTCCAAGTTTCACCATTCTGCTCCTCAAGAAGAGGCTCAGAAAATCGAGGTGCAACTGGAAAGCCTGCAAGGTCAAGCCCGTGACAGCGCGAATCGTCGCCTCCTGCAAGTTGAGGGTGAAGGTTTCGGACGGCTCGACAAACAGCAACCAAACATTGCCCCCGTATTCGAGGGCTAACAAGGAGTAATCATGAGTGCAACCTCTGCTCCGTTCGGTATGCGCCCTGCGTTCCATCCCTCTGGTCTGGATCGCGCTCGCGCATATGTGGACGGTATTGTGTCGGCCTACGGGTCGTCTATTCTGAAGGGCCAGCCGGTCAAACTGGTGACTGCTGGCAACATTGAACCCGCCGCTACCGGTGAGGCGTTCCTTGGCGGCTTTGATGGCGTCGAGTGGACTGATACCACTGGTCGTCGTCGCGTGTCGAACTACTGGCCTGCGGGCACCGCATACCAGACCGGTTCGTGCATTGCGTATGTGTGGGATGACCCGCTGGTCGTCTATGAAATGCAAGCTGCTGGCTCGCTTACCCAAGCGGCCATTGGTGAGCAATTCGACATCACCAACGAAACCGCTGGTTCCACCACCACTGGCCTTAGCCAATGCACGCTCGGCACCTCTGCCGCTGGCGCTGGCAACAGCAAGCAAATGCGTGTTGTGAACCTCGCTCCGTTCCCCGGCAATGCTTGGGGTGATGCCTACACCGTTGTTCAAGTCCAAATCTCTGAACATCAATATGTCGCTGACCGCGGCGCAATCTAAGGAGGGCTGACAAATGGCATCCCCAATGCGTAGTACAGACTTTCGCAGTATTGTTGAGCCTATCCTCAACGAATGCTTCGATGGAGTCTATGACCAGCGTGCCGACGAATGGAGCCGCGTGTTCCGTCAACAAGAAGGCATTCCCCGCAACTACCACGAAGAACCTGTCCTGTACGGTTTTGGCGCGGCTCCCCAACTGCCTGATGGCACTCCGGTGACCTATCAGCAGGGCGGCGTGCTGTTCCTCAAGCGTTATGTGTACAGCGTCTACGGTCTGGCGTTCGCCCTGACCAAAGTGCTGGTGGAAGACGGCGACCATATCCGTATCGGTCAAGTGTATGCCCGACATCTCGCTCAGTCCCTGATCGAGACCAAGGAAACCCTGTGCGCCAATGTGCTGAACAACGCCTTTACCGGCGGTGCATTTGCTGGTGGCGACGGTGTTGCCCTGAACTCGGCCTCGCACCCCATCGTCAATGGCACCTTCAGCAACCTGCTGACCACCGCCGCGAACCTGTCGCAGACATCTCTTGAGCAGATGCTGATTCAGATTCGTCAGGCTGTGGACAACAACGGCAAGAAGATTCGTCTGGTTCCCCGCCAACTGGTGGTGGCTCCGGGCAATGTCTTCCAAGCCGAGGTTCTGCTCAAGTCCGTGCTGCGGTCTGGCAACGCCAACAACGACATCAACCCTGTGAAGTCGATTGGCCTGCTGGACGAAGGCGCTGCTGTGATCTCTCGTCTGACCTCGCCCACCGCTTGGTGGGTTCAGACCGACGCACCTGAAGGCATGAAGCTGATGATGCGCCGCGGTCTTGAGAAGACGATGGAAGGTGACTTCGAAACTGACTCGATGCGCTACAAGGCCACCGAGCGTTACGATGTCGGCTTCACCGATCCGCGTGCGATGTACGGTACCCCCGGCGTCTAAACCTAAGCGGGGGCTTCGGCCCCTGCTCCACTAAGGAGAAAGACAATGGCACAAACCTATATTGGTTCTACCCTGCGTACTGGCTCTGACACGCTGACTGACTCTATTGACGGCGGTTTCGTCGTTGTGAGCCAGACCACCACCGCAACTACGGTTGCTGGTGGCACTGCTGTGTCGAGCACCATTACCATCCCGGCTCAGTCTCAGATCATTGATCTGATCATTGACATGGTTACCGTTCCCTCTTTTGGGACTGCGACCTTGGTCAATGCCACCATCGGAACGGTTGCTGCGGGTACTCAGTACCTATCGGCCACTGATGTCACGCTGGTTGGCCGCACCGCTCTGGCTTTTACTGCCGCGCAACTGACTTCCATGTCAAATGTCGGCACGAACCAGAATGTGGTGATCACCATTGACCCGGACGGGACTGTTGCAACGCAAGGCACTTTCCGCCTGACCGTTGTGTACGCCCAGAAAGTTTGAGGCACATCATGGGCCAATTCAAACCGATGGTGAAGATGATGACCACCGAGCCTTCGGTGGAACTCAAGCTCAAGAAGGGCGGAGCGGTCAAAAAAGCTGACGGTGGCATGATGGGCATGGGCGCAATGCCTGCTGCTATGCCTGCTCGCGGCGGCATGATGGCTGCTAAAGCCCCGATGCGCCCGCCTCTGGCGGCTCGTCGTAAGGCAATGGCAATGCCCCGCAAGCCGATGCCTTCTATCATGGGCTCTGGTGTTCCGGCTCCCGCCTCTCCGATGCCTGCCATGAAAAAGGGCGGCAAAGCTGAGATGGAGTCCAAAGCCACTCACAAGGCTGAGATGTCGAAGATGAAGGGTCTTGAAAAAGAACTGAAGTCTCACGAGTCCAAGCCTGCCAGCAAAGCCCACAAGGGCTTGAAAACTGGTGGTGTGGTGATGGGTCAGGGCGGCTACAAAAAGGGCGGCATGGTAAAGATGGCTGATGGTGGCGTTCCCAAAAGCGGCATCATCAACACCGAAGGCCAAGGCGGCAAGTACCGTGATACTCTGATGCATACCGCAGAAGGCGAGCACCACACTCCGAAGAAGACCGGCGAAGTCCGTATGGGCAACGCTGGTGGCTACAAAAAGGGTGGGAACATCCGTAAGTACGCCAAGGGGGGCGGTGTTGAAGGCAATGTCTCTACGACTCCCGCGGGCGTGACCAACACGACCACTGGCGAGGTTCGCAAAGGCAATGCTGGCGGCTTCAAGAAAGGTGGCTCCGCAAAAAAGTTTGCTAGGGGTGGCGCGGTCAATGACTCTGGGAATGTCGTAAAGATGCCCCAAGGCCAGAAAAAACCGTCCGCCCCTGTAAGCATTAATGCGTTGTCCGGCACCTTCAAGAAGGGCGGCAAGGTCAAGAAGTACGAAGGCGGCGGTCAAGTTTCTAACTATGAGCGCGAGCGTATGGATGACCTGTCTAAAGGCGCGTATGACCGCTTCTACTCTGACCAAAAGAAAGAGAACGAAGAGATGCGCGACACCATTCTTGGTGCTCCTGGGCGAGCCATCAAGCGTATCAAAGGCTTCTTTGGCGGAGTGGGCAACAAGCCTGATCTGCCCTCGGGCAGCGTCACCAAGACTGAGAAGTCTGTGACTGTTGCCCCTGCCAAGAAGCGCGGCGGTGCGGTGAAGTGCTGAACCAAAGTGGGGGCTTCGGCCCTCACTTTTATTTAGGATTGAAAAATGGGAACCTATTCTTCCGCGACCCGTCAGGGCGCTTATGAGCCGTTTGAGCTGCAAGTAGCGCGAGGCCAAGTTGATGGTCACTCGGTACTGAATCTTTTTGGCAATACCGGCGTTCTTGGTAGTACGGCCTATGGCCCTCTGTGGGAGGGTTTGACTGGTGCTGGTGGCGCTTACGCTTACCCGGCCTCTGCCGTCGTGATGACATTGTCTAGTTCTTCTGCCTCTGACACGGCCGTCACCATTCGCGTGGAAGGACTTGGCGCTGGGTATGTTGAGCAATACGAAGATGTGGCACTGAACGGCACGACCGGAGTCAACACCACCAAGACTTTCCTCCGCATCAACAAAATGGAGACTTATACTGGCAACGCTGTTGGCGCAGTGTCAGCCATCAATGGCGGTGTCACATACGCCAAGATCACGGCTGGAAACGGCGTGACGCAGATGTCTTTGTTTACCGTGCCCGCTGGCTACACTTTCTACCAAACCTACTATCAGGCCGACACCAACACATCGGTAACGAGTGGGGCTTATGTCAGGTTGCGTACATACCAAGTCCACCGCGAAAGGACTGGTGATGTTGTGACGGCTGAACTTCAAACTGCATTTGTGCAGCAACTTACAATCCCGCTTCAGTTTCCCGTGGCTTACCCGGAGAAGCACGACATTCAATGGCAGATGATTGGTGCCGGTGGTGCTGGCGCAGTTGCAAACATCTATGTTGGCGGCGTTTTGATCAAAAACCCGGATTAACCATGCCAAGCAAATCCCCTGCTCAACATCGTTTGATGCAAGCTGCCGCCCATACAAAAGGCGGTTTCGGTGGGGTTCCCCAAAAAGTCGGCAAAGAGTTTGCTCGCGCTGACGAAGGGAAGTTCAAGGAAGGAGGCTTGTATGCCAATATCCATGCAAAGCGTGAGCAAATCGCTGAAGGCTCTGGTGAGCGTATGCGTAAGCCGGGTGCAAAAGGCGCCTCAACGGCTAAGGCTTTCAAAGAATCAGCCAAAACCGTCAAGCTCAAGTCCGGCGGAGTGAGTCTGGCTGTTGGCCGCGGGGAGAAGATGTCAGTTGATCAAGGCGCTGGCCTAACCGCCAAGGGCCGCGCAAAGTACAACCGCGAGACGGGGTCAAATTTGAAGGCTCCGCAACCTCAAGGGGGTGCCCGTAGGGACTCTTTTTGCGCGAGAATGGGGGCTGTCGCAGAGAAAAGCGAGAAGGGAAGCCGGTCTCGCGCCTCTATGAAACGATGGTCATGCCCCGGCTGGTAGGCGATCAATATGTGTGAAAAGTTTTTTTGCTTCCTGCTTGTATGCTTCGTAAGCATCTTCAGCGGTGTCAAAAAAACCTATCGTCATTCTTTTCTTTTCGTGACAAATTCTTGCCATCCATTTGTTGGCAACTTTGTGCCAAGTGACACCTCTGTATCCAGAGGAACTGTTTTTGGGCGCCGGTCTGTTTTGTTGATTTTGATTGTTGGTTGCCAGACGAAGATTTTCCAAGCGGTTGTCAATTTTGTTTCCGTTTATGTGATCAAGATAAAATCCTTTTGGAATTTCTCCAAAAAGCATTATCCAAATAACTCTGTGAAGTTTGTAAGTTTTGGATTTAATGGTCACAACTTTATAGCCAGAGCCATGAATGCACCCTGCCACGGAATTTTGAACCATGTTTGAGCGTTTTTCTTTCCAGCGAAGGGTGCCGGTGAATGGGTCATACTCAAATATTGACTTCAATTCGTTTTGCGACAAGGCCATAATTGACTCCATGATGCATGAGGGCGCAAGCAGTTTACCACATTTGGAGAAATGGTAATGGCATACAGCGGAACAGTCGGAACAACAGTCCTAAATGTCCAGAAATTCATTGATCATGGGGCGCGTCGGGCTGGAAAACTTGCTGAAGAGTTGACTTCTGAGCAGGTTTTGAGCGCCAAGGAGTCGCTTTTTTTCCTTTTGAGCGACCTGATCAATATTGGCATTCAATACTGGGCGATTGAAAAGAAGGTTTTTGGGCTGAAGGCCGACCAATACCAGTATTTGCTGCCTTTGGGCGGGGTTGACACATTAAATGTGCTGTATCGCACGATGAATCGCCCTACGGGATCGTATGGGGCTTCTTCGGGTGTCGCCGCCAACGCTTTTGACAACGACATCGAGACCAAAGACATTCAATCTGCCCCCAACGGCAACATTAGCGTGGATTTTGGCCTCACGAACCCGATTTATGCGGGCTCCATTGGCATCTTGCCGGGTGTTTCTGGGTCTTTCCACATCCTTTTGGAGACCAGCGCTGATGGCGTGACATGGTCTTTGCTGGAAGACACGGGGGTGACCACTTGGGTGGACAACGAATGGCTTTGGTACGACATTGACCCGGGCGCAAGCAGGCAGTTCTATCGGATGAGAGAGACGGGCGGCAATACGCTCAATGTCCGCGAGTTTTATGTTGGCAACAACAGCCGCGAAATCCAAATGTCTCGTTTGAACCGAGACGATTACACGAACCTGCCGAACAAAAACTTCACAGCAAACCAGCCGTATCAGTTCTGGTTTGACCGCACGATCCCGCAGGCAACGATCTATTTGTGGCCGACACCGAGCGATCCGTTCATTCAAATGACGGTTTGGTACTCGCGCCAGATCATGGATGTTGGTGACCTGACGGACGAGATTGAAATACCGCAGCGCTGGTACGAGGCAATCCTCAATATGTTGGCGCACAAGATGGCACTAGAGCTTCCGGGGATAGATACGACAAGGATTCAATACCTTGAGGGGCAGGCAGAGAAGCATCTGAACCGCGCAGAGCAGGAAGAGCGCGACAAATCTCCGATCTACTTCGCTCCGAATATCAGCGTATATACGAGGTAAGTCATGCCCAGATTTCTCGATACTCTGGGCTTATCCGACATTGCAATTGCCGTATGTGATCGGTGCAAGATGAAGCGTCCTCATGCAACGCTTGGGCCGGACACAAACTTTCCCGGTTTGATGGTGTGCCAAGAAAATTGCAGGGACGAAAAAGACCCGTATCGACTGCCAGCCAGAAAGACTGAGCGCATTAATTTGCGTTTCCCTAGGCCTGATGTCAGCGTTGCCGCGAATGACAGCAACCTGATGACAACACAAAATGGCAACGGCAACTTCATAATCTCCACTGAGCAAAACACTCAGACGCCGGAGAACAACGGAAACCTTGACCAGTTGAGTCCATGATATGCCTTCAGCACAAGTAACCATTACCCAACTGCCTGCCGCTGGGGCGATCACTGGAACAGAGCTTGTTCCTATCGTTCAAAACGGCTTGACTGTCCAAACGACGACGGGAGCGATTTCCGCTTCTCCAAGTCAAAACCAGCCGTTTATTACCCTGACTCAACAGCCAACCCTGCCAAACAGTCGGTACTTGGCTGGAAACAACGGGGTGACGCTGGTTGATGGTGGGGCGCAGTCTACGCTGACTGTCGGCCTGACGGGGACAGCACTGAGCCTGCAAAACGCCTCTAGCGGCCTGCTTTTTAAGGTTTCCGGCAATATTGTGCCCAGAACCCTTGCATCGGGTTCCAGCGGCATTTCTGTCGCCAATGGCTTGGGGGTGGCGGGCAATCCGACAGTTTCTCTTTCTGGCAGGGTGCTAGATTTCCAAAACTTGGGTGGATCAACCGGTTTGGTTGCTTTGACCTCCGGGAGCGTCACATCTGTTGATGTTTTGGGAACGACAAATCAAATTAATGTTGCAAACGGGGGCGGCCCCGGCAATCCTACAATCAGCATTGCCAGCGACCCCACGATCCCCGGAACTGGCGGAATGACAATCCCCAAGGGGACTCTGGCCGAGCAACCTGCTGGTAATGATGGCCTGATTCGATACAACATTGACACAGCCTCCTACGATGCTTTTTCGTCTGGCACTTGGATTTCTTTCTTGCAGGCAAGCGGGGTTGGGGTTGCTGGGCAGGTGTTGACATCAACAGGCACCGGAACACCCGTGTGGTCAGGCATATCTGGCGGAACTTTTTGAGGAAACAAAATGGCTCAAGCAAACTACACACCTATTCAGCTTTACCATTCGCTGACGCCTTCTGCCGCGCCTAGTGCGGGCAACCTTGACGATGGCGAGTTGGCAATCAACACCGCAGACGGCAAGCTGTACTACAAAGACTCGGGCGGCGTAGTTCAACTGCTGGCATCGAGTTCCGGCGCTTCTGGTGATGTCGTCGGGCCTGCGTCGGCTACGGCCAATGCGATTGCGCTGTTCAACGGCACAACGGGAAAGCTGATCAAAGATAGCGCCGTCCTGCTACCTACAGGCGCTTTGGTTGGCACGACCGACACCCAGACATTGACGAACAAGGCCGTCCAGTCCCGCGTGGTTGTCATTGCTGATGGCACATCTATCACGGTAAATGCCGACACGACGGATGTGGCTACGCAAGCCAATACGCAGGCTGTAGGAACGCTGACGATCAACGCTCCGACCGGAACCATTGTCAACGGTCAAAAGTTCATCCTGCGCCTCAGAAGCACCAACATTCAGACATTTTCTTGGAACGCTGCGTTTCAAGGGTCTACAGATATTGCTTTGCCCACCGCATCGAGTGGCGGCGGTTTGTACGATTATGTGGGCTTCATTTACAACAGCACCGCTTCAAAATGGCAAATGATTGCCAAGGTCTTTGGTTTCTAAGGAACGGACATGATCAAGATTGATTTCACCATCAACGGGTTCACCGATGCTCTGCATCTGGCTGACAATCATGGCCTGACAGAAGCAGAGATTGAGGCCATGAAGCAAGACCGTTACGCCAAGTGGGATGCCTTCGTCAAGAACCCTCCCGTGGGTACTGATGCGCCTGTTGAGGAGTAAGCATGGCCGCAAGATTTTGGGTAACAGGCGGCACAGGTAACTGGAACAGCACGACCAACTGGTCTGCAACCTCTGGTGGGGCTTCTGGTGCGTCCGTGCCCGGCTCTGCTGACACCGCAACGCTGAACGCCTCTTCTGGTTCTGGCACAGTCACGCTTGACATCAGCCCAACGATTCAGACCCTGACCTGCACAGGCTTCACGGGTACGCTTGCTTTTGGCACGAACACAATCTCGCTGAACAGCACGGGCACGATTTTCGCTGGCGCTACGACCATGACGGTCACTGGCACGCCTTTGATTATTTGCACCAACTCAAGCGCAACAGCGAGAACAATTAACGCCACGGCAGTTACTGAAGCCAACAGCATTTCGTTCAGGATTACTGCTGGCACAGGTACTCTGACCTTTGGCGCTGGCGCGATCCGTGACATTGATTTCACAGATGGCACAAACCCAACAGGATGGGCTGGGCCTTTGAGCACATTCGTAGTGACGATTTACGGAAGTTTGAAGGCGTCCACAGGGATGAGTGTTAGTTCATCCGGAAACACGATGACTTTTGCTGCCACCTCCGGCACAAAGACAATCAACACCGCAGGGGTAACCTTTGACCGTGTATTTACCTTCAACGGTGTAGGCGGCACTTGGCAGCTTCAAGCCGCACTGACTACTGGCTCTACCCGCACAACCACGCTGACAAATGGCACATTGGACTTGGCTGGCTACACGCTGACCACAGGACTGTTTAGCTCAAACAACAGCAATACTAGGGCAATTGCTTTTGCCACCGGCAAAATTGTTTTGACAGGCAATAGCGCAACGATTTGGACTAATTCAACCGGAACTGGTTTTACATACACCGGGACATCTCGAATTGAGGCTCTTGGCCCAGCGACAACTGGCACAAGAACATTCAACCCTAGCACAACCGCAACAAGCACCGAAGCTACCGCGTTGAGTTTTTACATTACGGGTGGGTCAGATACGGTCAGCTTTACAACCGTAGCTCGCCGTGTAAACACCATAGATTTCACTGGATTTACCGGAACATTTACTAATTCAAGCATAACAGTTCACGGAAATTACACGCTCGCCGCATCACCTATGGTTGTTGGTAGCGGGACAAGCGTAACCACTTTTGCGTCAACCGGCGGCACAAAGACAATTACCACCAACGCGCAAACGCTTGATTTTCCGATTACTTTTGATGGGATTGGCGGCACTTGGTCTTTGCAAGACGCCTTGACGCTTGGGTCAACCCGCACATTGACACTGACCAACGGCACATTGACTACCAATGGTTATGCCGTGACGATGGGGGCATTTTCATCAAGTAACTCCAATACCCGAGCATTAAATCTTGGAGCAAGCACAGTAACCCTCACAAGCACTGGCACAGTGTGGGACATTACTACCGCAACAAGTATGTCATTGAATGCGGGCACTTCATCAATTTCAACATCTAACAATACTGCAACCATCTCATTTGCTGGTGGCGGATTAACATACTACAACCTTACTTTTGGAGCTTCTTACTACAACAGTTTCCTTGGTGGCGCCAATACATTTAATAACTTAACTCTAGCGTCACCTGCTGCCGCTGGTCGTCGGAACCTCAACATCGAAGGAAGCCAGACCATCAACGGTACATTGACGGCGGTTGGCTCTGCGGCAAACTCTCGGCCAAGGTTTACTGGAGAGTACACTGGAACGACCATCACCGCAGCCGCAGTGTCTTTGGCTGATACAGATTTTGGCAGCATCATTGCAGCAGGCGCTTCATCACCTTGGTCTGGAACACGATTGGGTGATTTTGGCAATAACACCAACATTACATTTGCGACCCCTAAGACGGTTTATTGGAATCAACCAGCGGGTGGTAATTGGTCGGATGTTGCGTGGGCCACCTCTTCTGGCGGCGCGGTAAACATCAACAACTTCCCATTGGGTCAGGACACAGTAGTTTTGGACAACACGGGTGTTGGGGCTTCGACAACTATCGTGATGGATTACGGGTGGTTGATTGGTGCGTTAAGCGCAGGCTCTTTGACCAACGCGCTAACAATTAGCTGGAATACTTTTGGAGCTTTGGCCGCTAGTTCTCAAGGAAACTTTACGCTGTCTAGCGCCATCACCCTTACCTACACGCAAGGCAGTTTGGGGTTCTCTAGTTCACAAAGCAGCACAGCCGTTATTACAACGGCGGGCGTCAGCATCCCAATGCCGTCGGCAAACTTTAATGCGGCCTCAAAGACAATTCAATTGGCCGACAACTTTACCTCCACCGGAACATCTGCTGGCCTTGTTGCTGGCACGCTTGACTTGAACGGCAAGACGCTCAGTTGCGTTGCGTTTGACTTAACCTTTGCCAATCTTGAGGTGCGCGTCCTTGCGTTCAACGGCGGTCAGATAGATGTATCTGGCAACGCCGCAACTGTGTGGGCTTGTGAGAACCTGACCAACTTCAGCTACACCGGAACGCCCACGGTGAACTTTACCTACAGCGGGAGCACCGGAACTCGCACGATCAACAATGGCAGCACCGCTGGTGGAACTGAAGTCAATTCGGTGAGCATGAATATTACCGCTGGCACGGATGCGGTAGCGCTGTCCGCAACTGGCACGGTTCTGAATTTGAATTGCACAGGTTATTCCGGCGCTGGCAGTTTGCCCGGTTACATATACGGGAACCTAACGCTATCAGCTACGCAAACAATTACATCATCAGCAACTGAAGCCAAATTTGCCGCCACCTCCGGAACAAAAACCGTCAGCACAAACGGCGTGACGATTGACAAGCCTTTGGCTTTTGATGGTGTTGGCGGGACATGGTCGCTTCAAAACGCTCTGACGCTTTCGGCAACACGCCAGATTGGGCTATATGCCGGGACGCTAAATACCAATGGGTATTCGGTGATCTGCGCCAGATTTCTTTCTTCTGATTCTGCGGCTACCGGCAACAGAACACTAAATCTTGGTGCCAGCACCTTTACTTGTTCTGGAACGACTTCTTTCTCAGAGGCTTGGTTCATTGAGACGGGGACTTATTCCTTTACCTTGAATGCTGGCACTTCCACAATTGTTTTGGCTGAGGCCTACACGGGCACATCGTTCCAAAACTTTGTTGGTGCCGGGAAGACCTATTACAACTTGTCGATCACTGGCGGTCAGCCTTGCAACTTTGGCGGCAACAATACATTTAACAGCATTTCCAATAGCATTCAGCCGCTTGATTTGACTTTTGACCCCGGAACTACTCAGACCGTCAACAACTTTTATGTGTCTGGCACATCCGGGAACCTCGTAACTCTGGCTAGTTCATCCCCCGGAACCCAGTGGAGCCTTGCCAAAAACACGGGCGGCAAGGTGCTGGTCAGTTTCTGTTCGATCACGGACTCTGCCGCGACTCCTGCTGGATACTGGTTTGCTCCGACCTCTCAGGGCAATGTGGATGGCGGCAACAACACGGGCTGGAATTTTGGAACTGCTGGCGGAGCCGGTGGTTTTATCCCATTCTTTTAATATCATGAGCACGATTGATAAAACTGACGCTAGATTGTCTACGCATGAAGAAGTCTGTGCGCTCAGGTACGAGCAGATCAATGCTCGGCTCAAGCGCATTGAGGGCATCTTGATGAAGACAGCAGGTGTAATGCTGGTCAGCATGTCTGGCACCATCTTTGCGGCAATTTGGATCGCAAAATGATTGATCCAATCTCAGCCCTTGAGGCCGTCAACAAAGCGGTCAAGATGGTGAAGATGGCGTCCCAGACTGCGACCGATGTGGCGCAGTTGGGGCCATTGCTGGGAAATTACTTTGATGCCAAGGCTACGGCCACCAAAGCCGCACGCCAAGCCAAAAAGCAGGGCGGAAGCAATCTCGGCGCCGCTATGCAAATTGAGATGGCGCTCAAGGCTCAGGCCGACTTCGAGCGCGAGGTGCAAGGGCTGTTCTTCTCGTCTAACAACATGGACATCTGGCATCAGATCAAAAAGCGCGAAGCTGAGATGAACGCCGAAGACAAAGCGGAAGCGGAAAAAGAAAAGATCGAGGAGATTAGGCGTAAGCGGGAGATGCAGGAGTACAAGGATATTGGCGTTGCGGTGGTAATTGCTGTTCTTGCAATAGGCGGTGTTGGTTGGTTGGTGGTGCAAATCATCTCATGAAATGCCTCGCAAACCCGTTGACATTCACCTCGTGCTCATTGACGCGATGGAGAAGTGGATTAAGGTTATCTGCTATCTAATCTTCATCAACTATTCTTTTGACTTCATCATCACTTTACCACCAGACATTGCCAATCGAATTTTTGCCATGATTTTTCAAAAGCTGGGCATATGAGCGACGAGAAGATCAACCACAACAACCTGATCGACAAAGTCCTTTGGTATGTGGACAGCCCTTTCAAGTTGTTTGCCATCATCTTGATGGCGGTCTTCGCGTTCGTGGGGTACTTTGTTTGGCAGAACCAAGAGTTTTTGCTCGGAGCTTACAAAGAGCAAAAGAAGCTACCGGCGATTGCAGAAGACCGAGTCGAGGATGCGGCGGCGCACCTGTTTAAAAACACCGACGCTGTGGTTGTGGCGATTTTCAAAGTCAACCCGATTTTTGGGACTCGCATTTTGTACCGGGCGTACACCAAGGATGGCAGAGACAAGACTCACGAGGGTTTGGATGTTGGACTGTTCACCCCCAACGCC